GCAAATTTGTTCAGAGGTTGAAATTGATTGCTCGTTAAGGCGTTTCCCCAAGCGCCTTACCGTCTTAAAAGAGAATCTTCCTAAGACTCATTGTCCCATAAATCATCCAGAACATCATCAGAGATGAGTTCTGGATTTAACTGTCGCGCAAATTTGTTCAGAGGTTGAAATTGATTGCTCGTTAAGGCGTTTCCCCAAGCGCCTTACCGTCTTAAAAGAGAATCTTCCTAAGACTCATTGTCCCATAAATCATCCAGAACATCATCAGAGATGAGTTCTGGATTTAACTGTCGCAAATAAGTCTTGATCTTAGATGCTCGTTTAGACCGGTGATAAAGCAACGCGTAAGCGTTGGCAGTCTCAGTTATGTACTGCAATTTTTGATGTAACAATACATAAGCGTGTTTTCCAAAATATAACGGTTCAACATTATAGCCGTTATATCTGTAACCGGCGAATTCTACATGAGTAGTTTTCTCTTTCAAGATACAGTAGCGTTCCAAGTGTGTGAAATAATCACTGCCGCTGTCTTCTTGAATTACGTCATCTCCCATGGCCCATATATAGGGGAATGGTTGATTTAATTCGGCAGATACTCTATAATGTATAATCAATTGGATTATAGAATTAGTTGAAATAGTGTTCACACACCCGGATTTCATGATCCCTGAGATGTTTGATCTAAAAACAATTCCTGCTGAGTTGATAAACAATGGTCTATTAAAGAGTTGTTCATAGCGCCACTTTGCCATTTGTTTCCACTCTTCTGTGACGTTATTACACAACCTGGTTCTAATTTCCAACTCAACGTCTAACATCCAGGGTCGCACAGTCCAGTCAAAGCTAGATTTATCCGTAGATACCATGCCTAAGCGGGGTACTACTTTCCATCCGCCTTGAATAGGAGTCCAACCTGTTTTCACAGGCGTTCTCTGGCAATTTTCAACCAATTTATGGTTGAAATTTGCAAATAACATATGGTCAATTATTTGATCGACTAAAGAAACCGCTGAAATTATACGGTACCTCTTATCTTTGACTTTGGTAAGAGATATTGGTTCTGGTTTAATAAACATCCTTATAGGGTCGGCTTTCTTGGTGGCTATTTGGTTTTTAACCAAAGACCATAAATAATTCAACTTTTCAGGGTGTGGTTCTCCTGAAGAGTCTACTTTCAAAAAGTCCCTTATATTAGTAGCAGTACGCATATAAGGGTATCCAGGACTTGAAGTATAATCCAAGTCTTTTACGACTCTATAAAAATGCGAAAAGGATAGGAAATCTTCTGGGATTTCCCATCTAGCAGGTTTCAAGTCTAGTAGTATTTTATTGACCACTCTTGTTCTCGTTTCCAAGTCCATAGCCAGGTCGGAGATATCTATATGCCTTTTCATATGAAAAAGCAAAGATCTCATTTCTGCCCTTGAGCCGAACTTGGGCCAGGCAAATTTTGAACTAGCTTCAGCAAATTCTCGTTGAGCTTGTTCATCAAATTTTCCATGTTCTTCTGGTTCTGTGCCGATTGTTGGAAGCGGTTTGGTTTTCTGGACGGGCTCGAAGAACTCTTGGAGTTGCTGGATTTCTTCGGGGGTGAGAGGCTCCTGTTCCGAAAAACCTTACCGTTTCCCACCAAATCACTTTCGTCAGATGATAAGACACCTTCCGGTTTTACTTCTTTTTCCATAGCCAGGATTGCTCCTAAATCAAGGGATTCTTCTGGCACTTGGTGTTTCGTTATCATGTGATTGGCTACCGCAAGCCGCGTGGTTGAGGTACTATCACATTGAAGACATTTAAAAACAGTCACTTTTTGCACGGGCCCTTGTTTGGGGGCCTTCTTTTGTTCTAATTTGGAAACTCTGGCTTCCAAATTGGTGACTCGTTGGGATAGACTCTCCTGTTGTTGGGGAGAGTAAATATGGATGTCAACCGGAATTTCATCATCAGATTGCCCTTGTACGGTAATATTAGATTTCTGGAGTTCTGCTCCAGCTCTGTCAACGACGAATTTCAAAACGTCTGGAGGTAAACTCCTCAACGTAGATTCAAACTCATTGGCCCACAAAGCTTTGTCGTCCAATTTTATGTCATTCCAGGATTTCAATCCTTTTCTTTCTCTTAAAAATTCGTCGGCTGACCATTTTCCATCGTACACGCGGGTCAAATCTTCTTCTTTACTACCCATCATACCCGGAGAAGAAAATGTTACACTTCCTTCTTTATCAACAGTGACGTGGTATTTGTACTTATTAAGGTCATATTGCAAAACAACGTGGGATATTCCCACGTTAGCTCCACTACTATGTCCTATATGCATTCCGTATATTTGATTGCCTATTAAATAAGCAGCTCCGGAATATCCTGGTTTTGTTGATCCGTTATATATAACTATCCCTCTCGAGGCTGCTTTCTCAAGCGAACCTTGACTAGCTCCAGACCTACCAACAGCTGAAACGAATCCTTCTACCATTCCTTTAGGGAATCTAGCTATACTCGTTTTCAACTGAGAAAATATCTGGGGTTTTACAGTTACATAACATAAATCTGTGACCGAATCGGATTCAATCATGGGAGCGTTTGAGATTTCAAAATATGATCCATTTTTACCTATCAAGATGTCAGGCACAGCTTGACGGTAAACATGGAGAGGCATTGCCAAGGTGTTATCGGTCAATCTCAGTGCAAACCCTAAAAAGGTTGTGCCAAAGATGTTACCCCGATAAACTTCCACTTGGCAAGCTGGGATCTCGGCTGACGTGAAGTCAGACCCTCCAATCAAAGCTTCTCCCACATAGAATCCTCTAAATCGGTAAACAATTTTTCTTACTATCCTTATGTTGT